TTGTATCTGTAGCAGGTGCTGTTGTATCTGTAGCAGGTGCTGTTGTATCTGTAGCAGGTGCTGTTGTATCTGTAGCAGGTGCTGTTGTATCTGTAGCAGGTGCTGTTGTATCTGTAGCAGGTGGTGCATTTACTTCACCAAGGGCTGCTCCAGTATTTGAATCTGTCACCACCCAACGGCCATCACCCATGTGTTCTAGGGTCATCCCAGGGCCGTAATCCATTGTTTCTAAAACTTTTTGAGATAAGTCTTCTGCAGGAGTCGGTTCTTCTGTAGGAGTTGGCTCTTCAGGCACTGATTGAAGTGGAATTGGCTCTGCGTTAGTAAAATCTCCCTCTGGAGATGTAACGGTAACTGTAGCATTTGGATCCGCTTTTGAAACCACATCCGCTGGAATGTTTTTATCTATCTGTGATGCAGTAACATCGGCCCCATTTGGCGCTGGTAAAGTTAAACTGTTTACTGCGTCTTGTTGACCCTGTTGTATTGCCGCCAATTCTGCAGCAGTAAATCCAGAAGCACTAGGTGCCTGCATTGACACCACTGGCGCGTTCATATCACTAGCCAACTTACCAGTAGAAATGGTGTTTAAATTATTAACAATATCGCTGTACTTAACTGTTGTGTCTTGTAATGCGTTTTGATCTGCTACAAAGGTCTTAAGCTGGTCACCAAGCGCATTATTGCTTGCTTGATATGTTTGTATTAATGGAGCAATTTGAGAGGCGTAAAGGCTTTCTAATTGGTCATTAGCTGCAGTAAATGTTTGTGCAGCTGTATTGTACTGTGGTATTAACGTGTTTAACTGATTTGCTGCGTCGTTTGCTGCATTAAATGCTGTTTTATTTGTTGAGTCTGCAACATACGCGGCTTTGTTAGTATCATATGTGGCTTGTAAAGCCTCTACTTGGCTATACATACTTGCCGCTTTACCTTGTAAGTCAGCTACATTAGCATACGCGGGGTTATACGTACTATTAATGGCATCATACATTGCTGTTTTATCTGAAGCAGCTTGTGTATACAAGTCATTTGCTTTAGAACCCGCAGCAGCCAATTCAGCTTGTTGTTGTGCAATGGTCGGCTGTAGTGCTTGACCTTGCTCTAAAATCTGTTGTGCTTGTGCAGTTAAATACTGAGACTGCAGTGCCGTTGGATCACCAGCTTGTACTGGTGATACCGGGCCATACGCATTTGGGTCACTTGGAGCAGCACTTGCTGAAGGTGCTGTTAATGTGTTATATGCCTCAGTAACGGGAGCTTTTAATGCTCCTACAGCTTCACCAGTTGCGCTATTAAGCGCACCTAAAAATGCTCCGGTACCAGGGTCTCCACCTTTAACAGCAGAACCAATCGCGCCAGTTCCAGTATTAGCAATAATATTAGTTAGTACTGGATTTGCGCCATTAGCAATTAAAACTGATTTTGCAGAATTAGACAATGCGCTAAGACCAGTACTAAGCGCCATATTTTCAAGTACAGTTAACGGGCTTGCGCCATTTGCTACTGACACAGAGCCAGAAACTAATGCGTTAGACATGTATGGTGCAATAGTGCTAGGAACGCCCTCTGCCACTAAAGCAGAAGTTAATCCATTTGCCGCTCCAGCAGTAAGGCCCCCCATTACGGCGCCAATAACAATGCCTTTAAGTGGGTCTGTGCCGCGAATAAGGGCATTTACTCCACCTATACCACCACCATACAATGCACCAGTACCTGCGGCGTTTGCCATGGCGCTAAGTGCAGATGTTGCACCAGAGCTTAGCCCACCAACGGTAGTTCCTGCGGTTCCGGCGGCAGAACCCGTAGTAGAAAGTCCAGCAAAAACATCACCAGCATCAGCACCAGCACCAGTAATACCCCCACCACCAACTTCAGCACCGACTTCACCAGCTGCAACTTCTGGCTCTAAATCAATAGATCCCATGGAAAGTGCTGTCAGTGCAATAGCACCAACCATCAACCAACCACCAGGAATTACATCATTTACACCTTTGTCAATCTGTGCACCAATGTTACCGATAGCAGGACCTGGGTCAATCTGTGCCAATACGCTGCCAACATCTTTAGCTGCGTTGCTATAGACGTTATTCGACTCAAAGGGGTTCCAAGATCCACCACACATATTAGGCTTTTACCACAACCATAGTATTGTACCTTGGTAAATTAGATTTTTGAACATTCCAACCCGCTCTTTTAGCCATTTCTGCAACTTGCGGATTTGTAACATCTGTATACGCAAGTTTTAAATTTGAGTCTTTGATCTTTTTCCAAAATACCTTCATGGCTTTAGTCAAAGAAAGTGGCGCATCTGTAGTAAACAGATGTAGCTCTGCCACACCTTTAGCAATGGTAATGAGCATAAGCACGGTATCATTTTCTTGTAATAATATGGCGGCTTTACCCTGTATTAACTTATTGACTTTACGAAGCATGATATCGGCATCACTGCCGCGTCGCTCTGTATCTTTTGCAATAATCTCAGATGGTGTCATTTTTATTTACAGTAGATGTTCTATTTACACTAATACGCAGAAAGGGGGTTTTGTGCCCTAATAGTTACTTGGGCCGTTGATTGCAGCAGTGACTTGACTGGCCCAATCTTGCCATGTATCAAACACAGTGTCGTCTGGGACTGGGTAGACAGCAAAGTTAGGCAGACCAGCAATTGCACTGGCAGTAACACGCCAGTCTTCTTCTGAACTAAACGGAATTGGCTGCTCACCAAACCACTCAATAAACGCGCCGTTCCAAGCCTCCCAGGACACATATTCAGTGCCCATAGGGAAAAACTGCTGTGCTGGGACAAGGCTCATGGACGCTCGTCTCCAAACTCCGCGGTAATCATATTACGACCCATTTCATAATTGCCATTAATGCAGTTAGACTCGAATTTTAACTTAATTAAACGGTGCTCAACACGAAGGTCAATCTTTCCTGTCTGGTCTGTAAACACATAAGGTCCAGAAACTTCTGAGTCTGTGTTGGCAAACTTTCTGCCAAGAATGGTCATCTGCATTTCACCACTTTGTAAAAAGTCTGGCTCAAAACGACGGATGTGCATTCTGCGGTTTACAGAAGTATTAGTATCTTGAGACGGCGTACCACCAATCCAGCTGATGTCTGCGGTAGTAATGCTAGAGTAAACAGCGGTCTCAGCAACGTCACCCACTTTATTTAAGCCAAACTCTTGCTGCCAAAGTGTGTATCCGCCGGAAATATAGTAAATAAAATCACCAGAAAGTACCGCAGGATTTATAATTTTATCAAGTGTAATTAAGGTATATCCTTGTGTTGCATCTGGAACATACGTATAAGTTGAAACATCTACGCGATAAGGAATAAAATTAGTGGCATTTTGGTTGTTAGTAAACGATATATAATCACCCGGACTAAATTCTTGGCTTACATCACCCTGAACATAGACTTGATTTGGTGCTGGAACAGGTTGCCCTGTAGGCGCATCAATAAGTGTTTGTGGCTGTGAAAACTGTGTTGTAAAATTCCAATCAGCCCAAATAGGCGTTGGAAAAATTTCAGTTGTCCAACCAGATGATCTTTGTGCGCCTTCAGCACTGCCGGCGTCATACCAAATTTTATCTTTTACGTTATAGATAATAGCATCAGTACACTCTGTGGCCGTGCCACGGGGATAAAAGAACCAAATTTCATTGTAACGAGGAACTTTAGTAGCCCATACTTTTTGACGGTATTGAAAGTTTAAATTATCAAACAACCAGTTCACGTTCTTATCGTTAGGTAATACAGCCACTTGACCATTATATACATAAAAACGGTCAACACCCATCCAATAAAATGTTCCATCCATTTCCACTACAGAGCTAGATGATATGATAGAAATTTGGCTAGAAACAATATCGTATCTCCAGTAATACGGCGCAGCGCCAGTAAAAGAAACACGAATTAGTGAGTCAGTTGCCCAAAATAAACCAGACGGCGAGTTTGTACCGCCGCGAGTTGGTTTACCTAAAATAATTTTAGACGCGGACATATTAACCTGGTTAGCCGTTGCGCCATTCCAATCATAAGGTGATTGGTTAATATAAGTTGAGTCTACGTGGTTGTTAGCAATAAAACCGTTTGATCCGTAGACAAAAATATACGGGTATAGAACACAAACACCGCCGTCTACTGTAATGGGTTTATAAGTTGGGTTTTGTCCTGCGCTATCAGATAGTCCACTAAAAGACCAAACGTCATTGGTGTCCGGTGTCAAGCTGCCAATAAGTACTTGTGTTGGGCGACCAGAGTCAATGTTTGCCAAGTTAACACCGGGGGATGCTAATAAATTTAAACGACCACCAGCCGGACTATATTGAATATCAAACTGCCACACATACGCGTTGTTCGGAGCAAACTGATAATCTGCTAAATAAACTATTGTAGGGTACCCAATGATTGCAGTGCCTAATACAACTGTTGTTTGGTTTGTCCCACTATTAAAAGTAGAAAAAAGCACAGTGTAAATTGTTGGATTGACAGTTTGTGAAAAACAAACTTTAGTACCAGTTTTATAAATGGTTGTTTTATCACCAGCAACAACAAAATTAGGTGTTGATACAGATACAACTGGAATAGGTGAATAACCTTTGTAGATTAAAGCCTCATACGGTCCACTACCTAAACCAATAGTAGTACCAGTTGTAAAGACGTCAATGCCCTGGCTATTGCCACCAAAAATATAGTTAACACCGTTTTGTGGGGACACAATCATCCCGCGAGTAATGCCACGGTAGTTATTAAACAATGCGCGATAACCACCTATTTTCTTTGGGCGGTTACGTTGAAAGCGACACCACACACCGTCAGTAAAGTCGCCGGATTCAAATTGAGTACCGTCTCGTTTAATCCCAGCAACAACAGCAAGCGTGTATATTTCGCTGTATTGTTGCTGCGGGTTTCCTGCTGCGGTTTCAGCCATTGTTAAAACGTTCCGCCAGAAATTAACCCAGCGTTAAATGTAGCCGGAGTTGAAACAACGGGGTTTAGTGTATTGGTGCCGTCTAAATTTAAAATTTCGGTTCCGTTTGCAGTTAAACCTAAAATACTAGTACCTGCTAAGTACATACCTGTGTACGCATCACTAATGAAAGAAAAAGCTGGAAGTGATGCAGAACCATTGGTAGCGTAAAATGTACTTGTTGTTGTTTGTGTTAGTGTGTATAAATTGTTACCGTCACTCAATACAGTTACAATTGTACCACTGGCTACTACTAATGGGGGACTTGAACTTCCAGTTAAAGTAAATGTTATATCATACGCAGATGTTCCGGTATTATTTGTGATAATATATAACTGAGTTGTAGCGGGTAAAGTTACTGCTAAAGTTTGGGTTCTGATACCTGAAATAGAAACGTATGTTTGAATAATTGGGGCATAAGTTACCAAACTAAAACTATTACCCACAATAGAGTCAACGTCATAAACTGCGGACGAGAATGTAATGTTTGGCGATGGTGCTAAACCAACGGTATAAAACTGGCTGCTTGATTTTTGAAAATAAATAAATCCGGAATCATTGGGGTTAGCCGTAATACTTGTTTGGCTATTAATTAACGATCCACTTTGTGGTAAAATTGTTAGTGTTCCAGTTCCATTATTTCTAAACGCAATAAACCAGCCGGTGCTTAATGTTCCAGCTAATGGCAATGTTATAGTGCCAGCGCCACCAGTCCACACAAAGGTATTGGCCCGACTTAAGTCTGTTACTGTTGGTATGGAGTTAGTTAAAACAATATTTTGAGACGCTGCTAATCTACCGTTAATAGTAGTTAAACCGGCGCCTTGTAGTGTTGCTGCATCTGCCGCAGCAGTGCCGGCGCCAAACGTTACATTTTGCCAAACACCATCTGTCGTTGAATTGTCTGATAAGTAAAAATATTTAGCTTCACCCGGTTGAACTAAAACAGAAGATGTGCCACCAAAGTTAACCACAGAAAATGAATACAATCCAAAGTTTCTGATTAACGTGTCAGAGCCCGTTGCACCTAAATTACCTTGTGGAAGATTAATATGTAAGTTTGTAGTTGTTGGCGTACAGTCCATAATTCTGGACAATGTAATTTGTTCTGGATTTACAATAGAGGGCCAAAATAAATTTTGGTCTGTGCTAAAAGTTAACTCTTGGAAAGATACATCCGTTGGTACGACAACGGTTCCAGTAAATGGGGATACAAAGGTTGACATATTTTAAGGTTCCTGAACCGAAACGTTGCGATCAACTCTACGTGAGTTGTCTTCACTTTTAACAGATTTTAGTGCGTCTGAATAATAGCCCTTCCACACTTCTAATTTATCTAATGCTTTTAAGTATCCTTGAGCTGCCAATAGTGTGCCGTATAGCATCAATTGTGGAGTCTCACGGGTAAATAGATTTTGTTGGTTAGATATGTCTAACGGCTGAATCTCGCTGTAATAGCAAATTTCAACTGGATAGGTTGCATCTGATCTAGGAGCAATTGCCCAATTATCGTAGTCATAGTCTGCATAGTATAATGGTTGCCCGTTAGCAGATTCCGATTGATATTGTGCAATATAATCTTGTGAGCGGAGCAATACTGGCTGCCCGTTAATTTTCATGGAAGCAGTTTTGCGCCAACGAGTTGGTTTGCTAATAACTGTTTGACCAGATACTACGGCGGTCTCAACTACTGTAAGTTGTAGGTAGGTTTTTAATTCAGAAGCAATTCGGCTTTCAGCAATCGCAATTAAGCTAGGAATTTGTTCAACAAATCCATCATCGGTTCGTTCCATGTATTGCTGGATATTATCAACCAGCGAATTGTAGGTCATTATTACTGACATGGTTTACCTTGTGTAGTAGCTGATATTGGGTTGGAAGTAAATTGGTGACTTGTCACGCTCTTCGTTATTAGCCTGCATAAATAGCTTATCAGCCTGACCTTCTAAATAAGCAATCTTAGCACCATCAACACCAGGGATTTGCATAGACAAGCGGTGTGACAGTGAGGCCTGCACAGAGTTGATCCAACGATCTGGAAGGTATAATTCATTAGTGAGTGAACCAACGTCCTGCATTTGCTTTTCAATCAGCAATTGAAACATCTGGAAGTCGTTGTTGGGCACGGGCCATAAGTACATCTTAGGCTCGATCTGACGATCATACCAGTACTGTAGTGCTCTTGCTGATGGAAACTGCTTGTTTGGTAGGTTCCAGTAGTCATCTCTGTTCAAGCGAGCCAAAGGAATAACTTGCTGGCTGGTTGAGAAAACGATTTGACGTACTGAGAAGGTGGTTGCTACAGTCTCACGTAGACGATAGAATACGTGAACTGGAGTAATTGAAATAGGGAAGTAGGCCCACTCTCTGTCTGCTAAAGTGGTCTCTGGTAGCTGTAGTACTGTGGTCCAAGTGATGCCGTCTTCACTGGTCTCGTAAGCAAAGTTGTAGGTCTGTGTGCCGCCACCGGTAGCGTAACCATTAAAGCCAACGTAGTAAACGCTTTGACCGTTTTGATAAGATAAACCGAACCAGTTCTCTGGTGCTGTAGAGGTGGAGACAATATCTAAGTTCTGAGCGAATGCTGCTGGGGAGTCTGGGTTGTCTACTGGAAGGTACTCAGAGGCTTCTGAGTTGATGATGTACACCCAGTTAGCTTCACGAACGTCGATAGTCGTCGCTGGAAGTGTAAGGTACTGCTGAGCCTCTAACGCACCCACCAGCTTGTTTTCTAGCAACCAAAGGTTAACACCAAGGTTAGAAAGGTTCTGTAAGTTGTAAAAGAGCGCCTGCTTGCCAGCGTTAATGTACTCAGGCGTCATCTCTTCTGCCATCTTGCCGGCATCACGGAACGCGTACGAAATTAGTTGGTCAACATTAATCTTGGTGTTGCCAGTGGTGTTGCTATACGCCATTTAGCGCCCCCGGCCTGCGGCCCTTTTAGCTACTTTGTTTGGTAATTTGTTTGACGCAGGGCCAGCCTTGACAAACTCCTTGCCAACCTTTTTAGGGATGCCAAGGGTTGACTTGCCGGCTGCTGCTGCATACATCGCGCCCTTTTGGGCCTTAGATTCGTACGGCATTAGCATTTACCTTTTACTTTGCCACCTTTTTTAAGTGGGGATCCTTGTGGGCTTGCGCCACCATCGGTAATTGGAGCGCCTTGAGGGGCTGCTGTAGCGGGGGCTAAACCACCAGCTAAAGCACCTTGTTGCAGTGCTTGTCCACCACCAAGACCGCCGGCCATTGCAGCTGCTTCAGCGGCCTTGCGAGCCTTTACTTTGTCCATTTGAGCCTGAGCGATGCGGTTCTGCTCTGGTGTACCCATGACATTGTTTTTTAGCTGTGTGCCAAGTCCACCAATAGCGTCCATAACATCACCACCCATGGCGTACTTCTTTACCTTACCACCGCACTTGAACTTATCTGGTCCCTTAGTGCCTGATGGGGCTGCTGCGGCTTTTCCAGACTGCTTGCTCTTAATGTACGGGTCTTTATGACCAGCTGGTTTGCTCTTTTCTTTTTCTACGTCGCTGCCACCAAAGTTAGGTTTTACTGATGCTTTGGATGGGGCTGCTGCCTTGCCCGGCTTGATATCTTTTACCTTGGCAATACGGTCTAGGTCACCAGACGCTTTTTTAGCGCTGTACTCATTATCTACACTACCACCAGCCTTGTATTTCTTAACGGTGCCGGTTTCTTTCTTGGCGCGACCACCCTTTTTGAGCTTGATCTCGGTTGGCTCAGAGCCACCATGCTTAGCCTTGTCATGCTGGCCAAAGGCCTTCTTGACGATTGCCTTATCTTCTGCAGTATCCGCAGGCTCTACGCTCTTACGGTCACGCTTTGTAAAGTTCTCTATTTGCTTTTGAACAGACCCGCCTTCTTTAAATGCGGCGACCTTCTTAAATGGTTTAAAGCCTTCCATGGTATTTCCTCGAGGTTATGGTAAATGGGTGATCAGCCCTTATTATTACTAATACGCTAAAACGGGTAAAAATGCCCTATAAGTCGGCTAGAAACATAGCCTTCTCGCGCTTGCGGCGGTTGACCAATACGGCTGGCTTGTTCCACATCTCTATGGCATCAGCTGCGCCTTTTAGGTCGTTTGCGTTGATTCGTTTGACTACGGTAGATTTCTTAAAGTTAGTCTCACCAATATTGAAGCACAGGCTGTACAGGGCGTCGTATTGCTTCTGACTGAGGGGTACCCTCACCGAGCTCTCTACGGCCTCGCTACACCACCTTAAATCGCTTCTCAGGAGCTCTTTAACCTGCTCGTCTGTCAGTGTGGCGTTGACCAGGTGCTGCTCACTGTCTTTGATAAGGTGCCCTACACCGATGGTTAGTAGCCCCTTAGAGTCCTTGTAGGCCTTGTTTCTAAAGCCTTCTTCATTGGTAATGAAGGATAAAGTGGACTCTGCAATGGCCATAATGTTCTCTTCGATATGGGTGAATTTGTTTGTTAGGTGGATTGCCGCAAAGAATCCAAGGCACCACAGTACTACAGCAACTAGCTTTTTCATTTAATCTCCTTACTTTGCGTATACTAATACGCAAATTGGGGTTTAGTTGTCGTTTATGACAGGTGCTAATGTTTTTGTGTCTAAATTAAACCAGACTTCGTAACCTTGCTCGTTCAAACTTACGCCGGTTATAAAATGGTTATTATCTAAATTAGGATTTATTGAGTTAATTGCCAGTAACTCTTTTCTTTTTTCTAAAGCACTATTTAGATCCGCCGCATCAAAATCATAGTAGATTCCGTCTTGTGGATCAAATATTTTGTATTTAACAATATTAACTGACTGCGCCATAAATTGTTCCTGTTGTAATATACGTTATTGTCGAGCCATTTAAATTAATTGATTTTCCGCCGGCACTAGCAGAATAAATATAGTTGCTGCCAGAACCCCCCGAAGCCCCCCAACCACCACCTCCACCAGCTTCATATTGTGTGCCACTGCCACCGTTAGCATTT